GGTCACGAGGTAGATAGAGCAAGCGACTACGCACTGTACAGTAACTATAAGTTTGATGGCGTAACTTCAGCAGAGGTCTTTGCTTCTGGTTATGGTCATGCACCAAGAACCGATGCGCAAGGTGCACCTTCTACGTTTGGACTTTTCAAGCCAGACGAGTATAATGGTGTAGCAAGTGCAGTTGTTTTTACAAGCGGTTACGGTCAAGCAAATACTACTGGAGATTATGGTCGTGAAAAAGTCAACGAATGGTCCGGTGTTCCATCAGCAAAAGCTCTATAACTACTACAAAAACCCAGTAGTCCTAGAGAAAGATGATAGAGTATCCGGAGCGTATGCGTGGATATTACTTTTCGCCGCAATTGTAGCGTACGATACTTTTGCTATTAAAACAAAAAAAGTAGAAACCTTAACAAGGGCATTTTGGAGATCTACCGAACAGCCTGTTAAAAATATAATACCAATAGGTTTATGGCTTACGTTAAGCTTTCATCTACTGGGTGAAAAAACAATAAGAAAAAAACTATTCGGAGGTAAATCAAATGAATAAACTATATAAAGACGTAGCAGAAAGAGCGCTTTGGACAGCAGTTCAAACATTTATAGCCGTTTGGACAGTAGCCGATCTTGAGTCAGCAAAGGCAGCTGCAGTAGCTGCAATAGCTGCTGGGCTAAGCGTCGTAAAAGGTTTTGCTGCAACAAAAATTGGAGATAAAGAGTCAGCCTCTACGTTGAAATAGTCAATACAGCTATACTATAACATCGCTTACTTGATATAATGTATGTAAGCGGTAAAGACAAAATCCCGCCCACGTTGGCGGGATTAGTCATTTTATACGGGTGTTTTTATAGGTTTTTTCAGAGTTAGATAGGTAAAGAAATATGTCAGATCTTTTAGAAAAGGTCATAAAAGAAGAAACTCTTCCAATAGATTTAGCTGAAGAGTATTTAAAAATATATGTAGCGGATATAGAGTGGAAAACGCACATCAATAAACTATGGAAAAATTTTAACAATAAAAACAAAGATCAAGAAGAGTGCAAGTACCTCGTTAAAAAAGCAATAAGCTGCGCAGTACTTCTTCCCAGTTTGGAAAACACGGAGATACCAGATCCTCCACAGTCTCTTTTGTTTTGGTGTACGGCTTGGGCCCAGTTTAATGAGAGAGATTGGTTTTCTCTTTTCAAAGAAACTGTTCAAAAAGATATTGAAGTAAAAAACAATAGAAAGAAGATAATAGAAGTTGGAATAATAGACCCAATTGACTATTCTCCATTAACAAGACAAGCATTTAATTGGCTGTACGATAAAGCTGATGCCTCCGGATGTATCAACGATCTTAATAAAGATCAGGTCATTAAAAAACTAAAAAACTTAGTTAGCATATATGGCGGAGCTGTAATATCTAGTATATTTATTAGTCACAAAAACGCTATAGGAAAAGTTACTAACTGGAGAAGTGGATATTTCTTTGAAAAAGAAATACATAAAATATATTCTTTAGACAAAATAATCAAAATTAAAAATATGGAATTTACAAAAACAAATTCTAATTATATTATCAAATACAACACATTATCAAACAAGAACAGGCAATAAAAGGAGTAATAAATGTCAGTTGAAATTGAAAACGGAAACCCAGATCTAACACCATTAAGTACAAAGCCTTCAATGTTTTTGTTTAAGTTAACAGATGATTTTGTCGAATCATACAAAGAAAAAGCTTCCCCTTTTGGATACAAAGACGCGGGTGGCAATTCTGTTGGAGAGATAACTTTTTTGAGAACTTATTCTCGCCTTAAAGAAGATGGAACAAAAGAGACATGGGTTGAAGTATGCGAGAGAGTAGTAAATGGAATGTACTCTCTACAGAAGGAGCACTGCAAAAAAAACAGACTTCCTTGGAACGACGCAAAAGCGCAGGCTTCAGCTAAAGAAGCCTTTGATCGTTTGTTTAATCTTAAATGGACCCCCCCAGGAAGAGGGTTATGGGCAATGGGTACAAACATCGTCAACGTGCAAAAAAATTCCGCAGCACTACAAAATTGCGCATTTGTATCTACATCAGAGATGACCAAGCTAAATCCAGCAAAGCCCTTTGGCTTTTTGATGGAAGCATCAATGCTTGGCGTTGGTGTCGGTTTTGATGACAAAGGTGCAGACAAAGATTTCACTATATATGAACCAACTAAACCAGTTGTCACAGAAGTTATTGAAGACAGCAGAGAGGGTTGGGTATCCTCACTTATATCAATCCTTAATTCCTATTTGAAACAGGATCAAAGCCCTGTTGAGTTTGATTACTCGCTTATTAGACCAGCTGGTACTCCGATTAAAACTTTTGGAGGCGTAGCTGCAGGTCATCAACCTCTTGAAAATCTTCATAATCATATAAGAAAAATGTTTAGTGGACGCAATGGCGATAAACTAACAAAGGTTGATGTAGCTGACATAGGTAACATGATAGGCGTATGCGTAGTGTCCGGCAACGTCAGACGTTCAGCTGAGCTGTTAATAGGTAGCCTTAATGACGAAAACTTTTTGAACTTAAAAAATTCTTCTGTGTTTCCAGAAAGAAATTCTTACGACTCACAAAACCCAGGATGGGGTTGGATGAGCAATAATTCAGTTGAAACAACTGTAGGTACTGACCTATCTTCTATAGTCGATGGAATCTCCCTAAACGGAGAACCTGGCGTTCTATGGATGGATATGTCTAGAAAATATGGAAGATTAGCTGATCCGCCAAACAATAAAGATTGGCGTGTTGCTGGTTACAACCCATGCGCCGAGCAATCGCTAGAGTCATACGAATGCTGCACGCTAGTTGAGACTTATTTAAATCGTCATGAAAATCTTGAAGACTATAAGCGCACTCTAAAATTTGCTTACCTTTACGCTAAAACAGTAACCCTTCTTCCAACTCACTGGGAAGAAACGAATGCAATCATGCAAAGAAACAGAAGAATAGGAACTTCTATGTCTGGAGTTGCAAACTTTGCAGATAGAGTTGGCGTTCCAGCTTTGCGCGAATGGATGGATGAGGGCTATAAAACGGTTCAAAGATATGATAATGTTTATTCTGAGTGGCTTGGAATTCGTGAGTCGATTAAAATGACTACAGTTAAGCCATCTGGTACGGTTTCTATTTTAGCTGGTGAATCACCAGGCGTTCACTGGACACCAGGCGGTAAATTCTTTAATAGAACAATTAGATTTTCTAATGACGACCCAATGCTTCCATTGTTTAAAATGGCAAATTATACAGTCGAACCTGCATCAGAGTCACCTGATACTACATCTGTAGTTTATTTTCCAATTAAATCAGAAGCTGCAAGAGCAGAGCGTGACGTGACTATATTTGAAAAAATGTCACTAGCTGCTATGGCGCAAAGATACTGGTCAGATAACTCTGTTTCTGTGACGATATCTTTTGATAAAGAAAAAGAAGCTCAACACGTAGGAACAGTACTTCACATGTATGACGGTCAATTAAAAACTGTATCGTTTTTGCCAAGTGGCAATGACACCTATCCTCAAATGCCATACACGCAAATCACAGAAGAACAATACGTACAAGCCACAATGTCATTGTTCCCAATAGACTTAACGGGAGTCTATGCTGGAATGGCTTCGGATGCAATAGGAGAGAGATATTGCACTACAGATTCTTGTGAAATTAAATTCATAAAAGATTCGATTAGTTAGCCTATATAAATGTCCGATGATAATGATTTTGAAGAAATCTTTTCTAATATCGCAGAGAATGAAAAGATAGAAAATATAGATATCATTCTTAATGAAGAGAAAATATCCTATGCAAAAAATTATCTTAATATTATTAATTCTTTAAATCAACTTGTAGTACATATAAGCGCTATGACAATAGATTTATTGAACGATCCTACGTTTTCTCTTGATAAAGAAATATGTGATATGATTGAGCAAGCATATGTAATGTCAGAAGATCTAACCGACTTAATAGTTAATAACTATTATTCAATATCTTTAGAAGATTTTGAAGAGGTAAATGGATTTCTTGACGAAGAAAATGGAGATGAACAAGGTGATGGAGAATTCTAAAGAATTAATAGAAGTACAGCCAAATGTAGTTTCAGAAATGGATTTAGAAGATAAAAGAATAAACGTTTTAAATAATGGCTACGTTAGATTGGTTGATTATATGGGAAGTGATATTTCCGTAGCTAACGCAGCCAGAGCATCTTTTGCAAAAGAAAATAGCTCCAATCAACTATCAACGTCCGATGCTAGATTAATTAAATATTTAGCTAGAGAAAACCACATGTCTCCATTTCGACACGCATTCATAACATTTGAATTTAAAGCACCACTCATGGTTGCTCGACAGCATTGGAAGTATGTTGTTGGATCGGATCACACAATGGATTCATGGAATGAGTCTTCAAGAAGATATATAACTATGGACCCAGACTTTTATATCCCAAAACCAGATGAATGGAGACTGGCTCCAGAAGATAAAAAGCAGGGTTCTGCTGGGTTAATGTCCCCATGGGATGGGTCCATATTTACCGAACAATTGAAAAGACTAATAGAGACGAGCGAAGCTTTATATAACATGGCTCTGCAAAGCAACATTGCTCCAGAGCAAGCTCGATTATTTCTTCCAGCGTACGCAATGAATGTTGTGTATAGATGGTCATGCAGTCTTCAGTCAGTTGCGCTGTTCCTGTCTCAAAGACTAGCAGACGATGCCCAAAAAGAAATACAGGCTTACGCAGATGCTGTGTACAGATTAACACAGCCATTGTATCCTGTGTCAATATCATGTTTACTTGGTAAAGAATAATGATATTAGATATATTTTTTATAGTGGTATTTTCATTTTTTTTAAATTGGTTAATATCTTTACACTTTTATCTCCAAGCAAACACTGCAAACGTCAGATTAAGAAATCAATTAATATTTATATGTATTGTCTTAGGCATTGTTTTAGGTATATTTACTAGATATTTACAATGATAAATAGAAAAGATATTCAATTTATTAACCTTTGCGTTCAGGCGTCAAAGATATTTTCAACATGCGGAAAAAAGAAATACGCAGCAGTTTTAGTTGATGATTGCAATCATATAGTTGGCTTTGGTTACAATGGAGGGCCATCCGGACACGCTCATTGCGAAGACGGTGGCTGTCCAAGACTGCAAGAAAATAGCCCAAGCGGATCAAACTACGACAATTGCATAGCAGTGCATGCAGAGGCTAACGCCCTACTGCATAGTGACTACACATCAAATGCAAAAAAAATATATATAAATGGACCGCCATGCTTTGACTGTGCTAAGCTCATTGCAAATACTACAATAAAGAAAATATACTATATAAATGATATTACATATATTAAATGGAAAGAAATAAGAACTTTCCTCAATAAATCAGGAATAGAAACGGTAGAAATATCAGATGCCAGCATCTAAGTTAAACTATATAGTTCTTTATGATGGAGTCAGTCAAGTGTTTGGCTGCTCATCAAAAAAGATCGCATTAGAATCTCCACCACCAAGTGGTGTTGATGTAAGTAAGAAGAAGATATATTTTATAACATTAGAACCAGACACAAACAACCTGTGTATTCATAAAGTGGAAGAAAATGAGTAAAAAAGAAAAAGCAAAAAAGAAAGTAATTTTAAAAATCAAAGCACAAGAATCATATATCCAAGCAGATAGTGATTTCTTTATTAAAGTAGCAGAAGCGTTAGAGTTACTCGCCAAGAATACAGAAGATAAAGCTCAAAAGAATCACTTGGTAAGCAGTGCAACTTTCATAAGAAACGCTTCATATGAAAATACTTTTAATCCACAAGATAACGATTACTTTGATGATTGGGACTAAGAATAATGATAGACCTATGCGTGGTAAACCACAATACAAGAAGACTAATGCAGCGTTTTTTGGACGACCTGCATAGTGATTTAGACAGTTCAAATGGCGCGCTCAACTGGAAACTCTACATAACAGACAATGACTCTAGTGATGACTTTGTAGAATTTATTAGAACCAAAGGTCATACATATAATATAGAAAATCTATTCCTCAGAAAGAATATAGGATATTCTGCAGCGTGCAATTATATGGCATCTAAAGGTAATTCAAATATAATTGGATTGTTGAATTCTGATGTTTGGATGAAAAACTCTGATGTAAATAAAATTCAAGAAATATTTGACAATAATCCAGACATACATATTTTAGGGCCAAAACAAAGAGATGAATACGGAAGAGTAACTCACGCAGGTATAACTGGAACAGGATCAAAACCAGTTATGAGAGGCTGGATGGTTAGTGACAAAGACGATACTATGTTTAGGGATCAATTAGAATGCGTAACAGTTTCTGGTTCTGCGTATTTTATAAGAAGAGAAGTATGGGACGCAATGACCAATAACCAAGAATATAGGAAACTTCATCCGGAAGCAGAGGGAGCATTTTTGCCTACTCCTCATTATTATGAAGAAACTTGGTGTTCATATTTTGCAAGACATTTAGGTTATAATGTCGTTTATGATGGTTCGGTTTCAATTGGCCACAGTTGGCATGCATCATCAGCTAAACCAGGAGAAGGTGTAAGTCACGTAGATCACTACTTCCCTATCTCTAGAGAAATATTTAGAAAAGCATGTGATCATTTTGGAATAGAAAGAGATTAATTATGAGCGACAAATTAAATCCATGGATATATAACGCAGAAGTAAAAAAAGTAGTTGATGGTGATACTTTTGATATCATTATTGATCTTGGTTTCGATGTAATGAAAAAGGGTCGCGTTAGACTATACGGTGTAAATACACCAGAAAGTCGCACTTCTAATATTGAAGAAAAAAAACTTGGCCTCGCAGCAAAGGAGTTTACCGATCAGTGGTTGACTAAAGCAGGGCATTGGGTTAAAATAGAAACAGTAATAGATAAAAACGAAAAGTATGGTAGAGTGTTAGCCAAGGTATGGGATAAAGACGGAAACTGCTTAAACACAGATTTGGTCACAGCCGGCTTGGCTAAAGAATACTTTGGTGTTGGCGATAAAACTTGGACAGAGTTTAAAAAGGACAAATAATGCAAACGTTTCTTCCATATGATGATTTTCTTCAATCAGTAAAGGTCTTAGACTATAAAAGACTAGGAAAACAAAGAGTTGAAACATTTCAAGTTCTTAACATACTTCTTGATAGAACGCCTACAAAAGGCTGGAGAAATCACCCAGTTACTCGCATGTGGGCTGGTTACGAAGAAGCGCTAAAACTCTATCAAAATCTTACAATAGAAGAGTGGATTGGTAGGGGCTATAAAAATACCATGCAGCTTGAAGTAATTAATATGCGTGACATAAAAATGCCACCATGGTTTGGTGGTAAAGAATTTCATAGATCGCACAGATCAAATTTACTTCGTAAAGATTACGAATATTATTCCCAATATTTTGACGAGCCAACAAATTTAGAGTATCATTGGCCAGTATGAGCGTAAAAGTATTTTTATCAGGAGCAATGGATTACGTAGGCGACTATGCAATTCATTGGAGAAAGTCAGCAACTAAGTCTTTAGAGTTTCTTGGTTATGAGGTCTTGGATCCTACGGCTATTCCAGAGGATTTAAATGAAATGTCTCCAGAAGAAGTAGCTCAAAAAAATTTGTTTTTACAAAAAAAAGCAGATATACTCCTAGTCGAATACATGCTTAAAGATCGCGCATATATAGGTACTGACTTTGAACTTGCGTGGGCAAAAATCCACGGTCAACCGTCAGTGGTCATGTGTTCGCCCCACTATAAAAGTAGGGTATACATGAAATATATGGCAACAAAACTTGCAGATAACCTGCAAGATGCGATAGAATATATCGCAATACATTATCCAGCTAATTAACAAAGGAAAAGGTAATTATGTCAGACAATAAGTTCAAGTACTTTACTGTTGAGTCTGTTGTGGTCGTTAAGGCCAACAATAAGGCTGACGCAGAGAAGCTTGCATCGGGTCGTCGTGGAGTTCAGGGTGAAGTCATCTTGAAGACGACTGATGTTGAGCGCATCTCAGCAGTAGAGGCTCGCAAGCAAATTGAAATCTGATTTTAATCAGTAGTTAAAAATGGGAGAGTAGTCATGTGCTACTCTCCCATTTTTTCTTAACAAAGGAAAAGTAATGATTTACGGTTTAATGGTAGCTAGAAACGAAGAAAATAGATACCTAGAAGAGTCTTTAAAAAGACTATCAAATCAAGTAGACAAAATAAGATTTACAGACGATTGTTCAACT